CATAAGTTCTGCTCTTGAAATAAGTTCTGATTATAACATAATAGCGGGAGATACATTACAAGGTTTTGATTTATCCGTAGCAAATAATTCTGTTCTCGGTACGGTAGAAGCAGAAACTTTGAATGCAAATAACATAATTATAACTAATATTCAAGTTACTGAAGATATAAATGTAGCTAATTCTGTATTTGCTATAGACTTTATTCAAAGTTCATCAATAGAATATAAAGAAAATATACAATCGTTTGAAAATGGATTAGATTATATTATCAATATGAATCCAGTTATTTATGACAGAAAAGATAACAATTCTAAAAATAATATAGGATTTATAGCTGAAGATATGCAAAAAATATTACCAAATGTGGTTACAACTCTAGGTGATAAAACCGGTATTAAATATACAGAAATAATTCCAGTGTTAGTTTCTGCATTGAAAGAACAGCAAAATAAGATAAGTGAACTTGAAAGTAAAATAAATAATTAAACAAGTACAATCACAATTGCAAAAGGAAAAAAATGGCATTTATTAACAACACTATTTCTAAAAATGATATATTTATTAGAGTAGGTAATGTCTATGATTCTAATGTAGGAACACTTGCGTTAGCTTCTACAATTAATGTTACGTCAACTGTAGATTATTTTAGACCAGATCATGTGAATAACTTGGTTGTATTTGATAACGGACAAACTAAATTTGTTAAATCTTTTATAGATGCTACTACTGTTACTGTAGAACCTAGTGATGTAGAAGTATTACAAGGAACAACGTTTACTATATTCTCTCCATCGTTAACAGTTGATAATGATGGTAGAATAATATTTGGAAAAGCGCAACCTAGTACCATAATGAATGGTGTGACAGGAATAGATTTAGATTTTGGATATGTTAGAAATTCAGCACTACCAACTAATGCACATGACTTAGCCACAAAACAATATGTAGATTCTTTACGTATTGGACAATGGAATCATATTGAAAGATTTGAGGGAGATGGTGTTACTGATAGTTGGACAATAACAGTACCAATTTCTATTAAAAATGCAATTGTAAGTGTAGGTGGTGTAATTCAGGAACCTTATTATTCTTATGTGTTTGAACAATTTGGTGAAAATACTAGAATAAAATTTTATGAAGCTCCGCCAACTGAAACATATGTAACAATTAGAACAACTACTGGAACAAATATATCAGAAAGCACCGCTTTAGAAGAGATATTCGTTTCTGCAGATCAGCAAAGTACTTTTATTTTAGAAAATGAAGTATATGACAAATATGGATTAATTGTTTCTATTGATGGTGTTGTGCAGTCAACATTAAACTATGACATTCTTACTACACCTGCTGGTATAAGACAAGTAAATGGTTCAAATGTTTATTCTGGTAATGAATATAAAATATTAAAATTTGCAGAAGGATTAGATCAAGGAGCAACTGTCAGAGTTTTAAATGTACGTGGAAGAGGATTTCATTCACATAGTGGAACTTCCTTTGTCATAGAAAATGATACTCTTGTTCCAAATACAATTTATTGGGATGAAAATAATTTCTTTTACAGAGATATCACAAACGCAAACGGCACATTCAATATTACTCATGATTTAATTGCTTCCCGTGGAGGATTAAATGTTTATGCTAATACTTCATTAGATAATTTGTACATTAATTTACCAGAAATGGGTAGTGAATATTCACCAGATCAGGCTCTTGAAGTTAAGATAGTAAAGGGTAACAACACATCAAATGTATTCATTAATTGTCATGGTAATAACTTTATGAACTATGAGGGTGTATTTGATGGTCATATTGGCGGAGGTGTTGTTTATGCAAGACAACCAGATGTTCCGAGTGTTATACACTTGGAGTGGGAAAGTTATTATAGAACATGGTATATAAAATATGGAGTAGGAATTTGGAATGTAAATGCCAACACTATATCATATCCAAATACAGCACCTTATTAATATATGTTTTTGAAAATTGAAAATCAGTTATTTAATACTGATAATTTACAATATTTTATATATGATGATAATAAATTAAGTATTCTATTTAATGGGTATGTTAAATGTGAACTACGTCAAAATAATGAAGAATATTTAGATTTTTTAGATTACATAAAAACAGATGAAAATATAATTGTATTTAATAAATACTATGGTAGTAATTTAAAAAATATTAGCGGCTTATATCAAGAAAAAGATATAGTTACTTTTTATTTTTCAGATGGCAGTACTAAAAAATTTTCAGACATAAATTTTGACCAATTTGAAAAATTAATAACAGAGGAATAAATGCCACAGTTTTTTAATCTAAACGGCACACCAATACAATATATACCAGAGCTTAGAGTAAATGTTATTAAAGATCAATCTGCAAATTTAATGATTTTGCAGGTAGACACAGCAAATAATGCTGTGGATTTATATAACGTAGAATCTATCTATACTGTCAATGGTAGAGAAATAACTGCAAATAACATTGTAACAAATCCATAAATTATAAATGCCTCAAATATATAATCTTGGCGGAATGTCAATACAAAAAATAGAAGAGTTAAGAGTAGATATGTTGTCATCTTCAAATGGAAGATATAATATTATGGAACTGCATTATAATAATGGTAGTGTATTATGGAGAAATGTAAGATATATTCATACAAGTGGAGGTAGAATAATCAATGCAGAAAAAATTCAAGAATCACCAGGTTAATAAAAGAGAATAAATGGCAGCAGGAACACTAAGGTTAGCTAATGTAACAGTATTTGAAGCTAACACTACAAGTGGAAATATTAAAGTTCCTACAGGAACAACGCTAGAAGGTATCACCGATATTCTTGATTTGAGCTTAAATAGTGCTGCATTTTCAACTTCTACTAATATTTTGTCATTGGGAAATTTTAGCGGAAATACAGTAACAGTTGATTTAAGTACATTGAGTGGTGGAGGAGGTGGCGGCGCATCACTAGGAGATGTCACTGCATTAGCAATAGCACTCGGTTAATTTTTTAAAAAAGTTAAAGAAATAAAAAAATGGCAAAACAAACTATTAATAGAGGAATAGCACCAAATGATAACACAGGTGATACGCTAAGAGATGGTGCTGATAAAATAAATTCAAATTTTAATGATTTATACGAAAATTTGGGAGATGGGGATAATTTATCATTTAATGTACATACGTATACTACTAGCACACAAAATCTAGAAAATAAAACATTAATTGCTGCTAACAATAATATAGTTATTAATGTAAACGAATTAAATGATGTTAGTATACCAATTCCTGCAGTAGATTCTCAAATATTAGAATACAATGGAACTCTTAATCAGTGGGTAGTAGCAGACCGTGTGGGTAGACATTTAGTTCCGAGTTCTAATAATACATTTGATTTAGGAAGTCCGAATTATCAATTTAAAGATTTATATCTAAGTGGGGAAACACTTTACTTGGGTGATATAAAATTATCTTCAAACAATGGAGAATTTAAAGTTGAATCACAAAGTAATCCATCTGCTGGAGGATTTAAGCTAAGTGGATTAATTGATGTATCTCCAACTGCACCAACAAATACTCAAGTACTAACATGGAATGCTTCTGCAAATACATGGTATGCGGCAAATGCAGCCGGAGTTAGTGGTGTTGCTTCGTATTTAAATGGAAATTTAGATACTCATATTATACCAGACACTAATGCCGCTTATGATATTGGTTCTGCAGAATACAAAATAAGACACTTATATCTTTCTGACAATTCATTATGGGTAGGAGATGATCATAAGATAAGTGTAGAAGAAGGTGAAATTAAATTTAAAAAGTTAAAAAGAACAGCACAACATGTACCCAAAGTAATTTTAGATGCTGCAATTGCGGAAGGCATTGGTGGTGATTTAGATTCAGTAGTTGCTCATGCTTTGAATTGGATGAATACACAATTAGATCCAAATGCAATTGACTTATCTGATGCTAGAATAAAAATTGAATTATGGTTTAAATACGCTATTCAAAACATTACTAACTTCATTGTTAATTTTCCTACACCAGGTGATTTATTCCCCAATGTAAATGATGCTAATTATGATAATAATGACTATGAAGAAAATGTTAAACTAGGACAAAGTACGCATATATTTGATGTAACAAATGCCAATAATACTTCATATCTCTTTACAGACTTAGGAAATATATGGTTTCCAACATCAACACCTAATCCCACACTATATCTAAGAAGAGGTGAGATTTATAACTTTAGAATAAATGCAAGCGGTCATCCATTTAGAATCCAAAATTCAAGTGTTGATAGTGATTTAGATGCTGTTGCTACTTCGGGTATAGTTGGTAATACAACAGAATCGGGCACACTTGTGTTTAAAGTACCTATGGAAACACCTAGTACACTTTATTATCGGTGTACTGTGCATTCAGTCATGTCAGGAACTATAAACATTGTTTAAAAAAAGTAGATGGCAAATATATTTAAATTAAAAACAAAAGCTAATGTATCTAATTCAACGGCTGATACAATTTATACAGTTCCTGCAACTACAACAGCCGTTGCTATTGGATTAGTTTTAGCAAATAAGTCTACTCATGTAGTTACTGCAACCGTTGATTTAAATTCAACTACAAATGATAACGAATTAAATACAGCAGTCACTCTTTTTCATAACATAACAATTCCTGATAAAAGTACACTTGAGGTTTTTGGCGGACAAAAACTGATACTACAAACAACAGACCAAATTAAAATAACTAGTGATACACAAAATGGCTTAGATGTAGCCTTGAGTGTCTTAGAAATAAGTTAAACTCATGCCTACAAAAATACTAGAACTTGCAAATGATTTCTCTACATTATATAAGAAATATAATAATGAAATCGTACAACATGTTCTTGTGGAAAATTCAGTCATTGATGCCGGTTTAATTGGTAATAATCATGTATCTACCGCAAGTATTCAACTTGATAATACAATCATTAGAATTGGCACTTCTAGAGGTCTTTTAGATAATGACCTTCTCACCTATGATGCACTTCAATATAAATTTGTAAATAAAAGTTTAGCTGAATTTGGTTTTGTTGGCGCAGCCGACATAGCTAATAGCATAACTACAGATACTCTCACTGCAAACACAATCAGCGTTACTGGTGACTTAGTTGTTGCTGGTAATACAATTACACTTGATACTCAAACATTACTAGTTGAAGATAACATTATTGTACTTGGTGCAAACAATAATACAAATCTTATAGATTTTGGTTTTGCCGGTCAATATAGTTACGATAATGGAGCAACTACAAAATATGCAGGTATCTTTAGAGATGCAAGTATTGGAAAATTTTATTTGTTTGAAAACTATCCTCTAGAACCTCCCACATCTACAATGACGGGATTCAATCCCAGTTCAATGTCGGGAACATTAATACTTTCAAATCTAGAAGTTCTAGATGATATAACTTTAAACACTGCAGTAATAGCATACAATGCGGCTAACGGAACATTAGATGTAAATGGAAATGCTCTTTCTTATGATGCTGGTTCAACTCTGGCTTCTTTATCGGATGTTAATACAACAGCTAATGCCAATCAAGTTCTCACTGCTGATGGTGTAGGTAACTTCAATTTCAACACAGTAGATTACAATAATCTGATAAATAAACCAGACGCACAACTTGCGGCCTTAGCGGATGATGCATTCATAAATTCAATAATTTTTGGTTAATAAATGGCGAATACACTTTTATCTAAAACTTATGATGGCGGAAATAATTATGTTACTGCCACAACAGATGTTAACATTTATACTGTGCCTACAAGTACAACTTCCATTTTAATTGGGTTTACAATATCAAATTTAACAACCGGTATCATAGCTTTGAGTGTTAAAATTTTAGATTCAGATGCGGCACAAACTGTACACTTTTTGAAAAATGTAGTCATTGATAGTGGCTCTACTCTTGAAATAATGGGGGGCAATAAAATTATTCTAAATGCTAGTGATGCAATACGTATGCAGTCCGATACACCAAATTCCTTTGATGTTGTACTATCACTAGTGGAACAGACATGAGCAAAGCTTTTAATATAGCTACAAATCTTGGAGCATATAAAAGTGCTTTTGATTCAAGTGGTAATATAAATGTACCAATGTATTCAAACCATGACACAACTGAAGATATAACTGTAGTTGCAAATACTAATTCTTTAATGCCAGGACCTATTACAGCAAACAATGTAGCTGTAAGCGGACATTTAATTGTAATAAATGAATTTCATGTAACTGGTAATATTACAGTTACTGGTTCTGTATCATTAATATAAATGAACAAAGAGGAGAATAAATGCCTACGTTTACACTAGGAGGAAAAACACTAGCAACACAAACAGGAAGTGCAGAGCCACAAATAGCAGATGCTGTAACATTTCCTGGAAAATCTGGAGCAATATTACAAACAAAAACTTATATAGATCCCACATCATGGACTCAGGTACTTGACACTGATTTTGAAACGCTTGTAAATGGGTCTGGAGTTAAATTTGCTGTATCTATTACTCCTACTCTAACAGGGTCTAAAAATATAGTAACAGTAACTTTTGGAACTTTTTATGCACACAATGCTCAAAATTATGCATTAGGAGTTAGATTGTGTAGAAATGGCACTCCAGTAAGATTAAGCACAGCCACCGACAGTACACCTCTAGTAACTTTTAGTGCTAGTAGTTTATATGCAAACTATATGCCAGCATGTACTGCAGTTGTTCTTGATGAAACCTTGAATACTAAAGATGTATTAGTTGAGTACACTTTACAAATGCAAAGACATGCAATAAGTACATACACAATGGGTATGAATAAAACTGGAACCACAAGAACTGATAATGCTGCCTATGGACAGCGTACATCCAGTCAAATTATGGCACAGGAGGTTGTGGTATGATTACAATAACACAAGCAGTACAAGCACTAGGAGGAAAAAGTTTTAGTGTTGAAGAAGAAAATCCAAATAAAGTTTTTTTTAATAGAGGTAATCCATTAAACATAACAACTGCTCAAATAAAAGAAAAATTTGACGAATTAGTTGCAGAATTTAATCAGACAGAACCCATTAGATTACTAAGAGAACAAAGGGATAAATTACTTACAGAAACCGATTGGGTAACTGCAAAAGCAATAGAAACAGAAGAACCAATACCTGCTGAATGGAAAACCTATAGACAAGCACTCAGAGATTTACCAGCTACTGCAGAACCACAACTAGATGAGTTTGGTAATTTAATTAATGTAACTTGGCCGGAGAAACCAGAGTGAGTGGAACACTTAAATTAAACGATACACTATTTGCTACAGAAAATAGTGGAGATATAAGTGTAACTGCGCATTTTACAGAAACTAATGTTGTACAAAACTCAAATGTTATAACACAGAGTTTGACGATAGCAAACAATAAAAATGCAACAATTTCAGGACCTGTATCTGTAAGTGGTTTAACAATCAATGGAAGTTTAAATGTAATGGGTAATTTAACAATTCCTACAACACAAAATTTAACAATTACAGGAAGATTAAGGATATTATAATATGGCAGATTTAATTTTAGGAAACACTACTGTAATGACAGAAAGTGGAGGTAATGTTACACTTGCTGATTTTTTTGAAGCTAAAATATTACAAATAGATTATGGAATGCACAGTAGCACTTATTACGACAGTGGCCAGGGTACTGCATTTCCTGGAACCACTTTACCTGGAGAACTTGGTGATGGAAGTGTAAATTTAACTCCTACCAGTTCCAGTAATTTTATAGAGATTTCGTATACAATGCATTGTGGACAACATGCCACATGGAATTTATTTTTCTTTAGAACATATTACAGTGTAGACGGAGGTAGTACTTATGCATATGTAACAGATACTGGAGGTGGAGCAATAGGTTATCATTCAGGTTGGAATGGCTCACCTTTTATAGCATCTGCCTGTGTGATTAAACCGGTGACTTTTTTTACTAGCACAAATCAAAATATAAAATTTCGAATGAATTCTTGTAAAGAAAGTAATTCAGCAACAGGATTAGCACTCAACGTAAACACAAGTACTAATGATAGCTCAAAAACTACAAATTTTTCAGGTGCTTGTTCATCATTGATAGTAAAAGAATTAAAAGGACCATTATGACAGACATTGTTAACGCTATAGAATCTTTAGTTGATAAAGCTAAATTCAGTATTGAAGATGGAGATTATGACAAAATTGTTTGGAAAGATGAAAGAACTATTCCCACAAAAGCACAAATAGAAACAAAGATTACTGAATTAGAAGCTGAAGAACCTGTGCGAATTTTACGATTACACAGAGATAGATTATTACAAGAAACAGATTGGGTATCTGCTAGAAGTGTTGATTCAGGTACACCAGTGTCTCAAGAATGGGTTGCATATAGACAAGCACTTAGAGATTTGCCAGTTACAGCAGAACCACAACTAGATGAAAATGGTAATTTGACAAATGTCACTTGGCCAGTAAAACCAGTATAAAAGGATTAAAATGGATTACACAATAACATTAACAGATACTGAAGACAAAGCACTGGCATATGCCGCTGCAAGTCAACAGGATTGGATTGATAACGTAGTTCACAATCGTTGTCGCATTGCAATTGATGACATTGTAAAACTTGCAATAGACAAATTTATTGCTGCTGGTGAAAGCATGCCAGGAAATAAAGACCAAATTGTTGCAATTGCATTTGAAAGAGGTTGGGTCAAAACTGCAGCACAAAGAAATGAAGAAGCACAAGCCGAAATGGAGAAACAAGCATAATGCCAGTTTTAGGAGCCGTAGCAAGACCTAATATCACTAGTTCATCAACAATCATAGATCATAAAGAATATCTTGGTGGACATGCGGATATAATTTCAAATCCTGGCTATTATACTTTTTATGCACACTATACACCAGGAAATGTATCTGTCATAGTGCGTGGAATAAATATGGCGAGTAGTGACTATACGGCATCTAGTGGCAAAGATATTTTAATATCCACATCAGCAATAACATTAAACTCTGATGATATCATACAAATTATCGGATATGGAACTAGCACTTCTGCCATATTAACCAAAAGCGATATGAACATCACTGGTGGACAGGCAATCAATCTAGAAAAAGTGGATAGTAAGATTTATATGAATCGTAATCAGTATTCTGCAAATTTACATGTGCCCGCAGGATACAATGCATTCTTTGCTGGACCTATGAATTTTACAGGCACATTAACAATTGATGGCGTTTTAAACATAATTTAAAAAGAAGATATGAGTGGAGTTATAAAACTAGGTTCAACAACATTTGGCACAGAGAACAATGGCAAGATAGATTTGACCAATGTTGGTGAAATCGCTTACAATAATCATCCTGCATTTTTTGCATGGTTAAGTACTCTTCAAAATAACTTTACTGATCAAACATATGTCAAAGTTGCGTATAATTCCATAGATATAGACACTCACAATTCTTTTGATACTACTTCTTTTGTTGGTAGATATACTATACCTGATGGTTGTAGTGGAACTTATCAAATAAGTGCTAGAGTTACTGGATGGGCAGTAACAGATACAAACCTAAGAGATGACCACTTATATTTAAGAAAAAATGGTTCTAATTATGAAGGTGTGGCGAATAGATGGGCAGGAAATGATATAGCACACCATTCTAATGTGCTAACAACAATTATAGATTTAAATGCTGGAGATTATTTAGAGATTTATTGTTTTATGAATTCAGTAAATAGTGCTGATAATAGAGTTTTATCAAAAATGGGTGACTACAACTTAAATAGTGGTTGGGAGGAAATATCAAGATTAACAACTTTTAGTGGATATCGTATAAGGTAATTAACTTATGGCATCAGAAATACAATTAGGCGGTAAAACAATATTCACGCAAGATGGTAACAACATGCCAGAAATGCATACGAATGTTG